CCATGGCCCGAAAGCCAAAGCGGCCAGGGAGCGGCCATACGAGCTCCCACGCTCCTTATTCAACATCTGCAATTGTAACCGCGGCGGGCGATAGCGTTCGCGGCACGAAGTCTCTCGATGACGCTGCCGTTACGCGGATCATCGCCGCGGCCGCAGGGGACGGCAAAGTGCCGAAACTCGATCCAAATGCCTTGCGGGTCGACATCGAGCAAGCCGTTATGGCGTACGTAGACGCGATCGCGGAGAGCTCGCGCGCGGAAGAAGCCAACAACATCGCGCGACTTGCTGAGACCTTGTTAGCCCGTCTCGAGAATCCGCAGGCGATCAAGCTCCACGACGAGCTAGCCCGCGATTTCAATCAGGGCTTACTGGCCTTGAACGGCGAGTGGCCAATCGGTCCCGACGGTCAGCCCAGCGAGCCGTCCTTTGGCATGCTCAAATCCGCGCTGCGCATGCTCCGCTTCCTTGCCGACGCGCAGGCTACGCGAGCGCAAGGAGAGCTCGCCCGTTTGCGCGCGCAATACAAGATGAGCGCGCTGATGTGGCTCGTTGGTCATGATCTTGCAAATGTGTTCAGACGTCATCTTGGTAAGCCGGGTCGATCGCGTCGTCGTGGCGTAGCACCCTACGGGCCGTTTGTTCGGTTCGTCGCAGCGGTACTAAAAGAGCTGGGAACGGCGATATCGCCGCACACTGCCGACGCGGCGATCAAACGCGCGCGGCTCCTCCAATTTGATCATTTTTGGGACGTTGCGCGAGAAGCATCATTGCCGTCGTAAGCTGCGACGGCCAGCCGACCAGGGATCGCTGCGTGGTACGCACCGCAGCCGCATCGTAGCTCCCCGAATCAACGGTCCGGCCGCGCATATTGACGCGTCGCTGTCGACGAGCGGCGGCGCTCCATTCAGAGCGCGGGCGACGCCCCGAGACCTGCCCCCTCCGGTCCGCGTACAGACGATCCGGGCACATTGGGCCAATGGGTATACGCCATAGTAAAAAAGAATAATCCGTCCCCATTTAGCGGTCGGAGAGAGTGATCTCGATATCGACGCTGCGCCTGCCGTTCGCGTGGGCGGTGGTCGCCGGCACCATGCCGGCCGCTGTCGTGCGAGGTACGATGAGCGTCGACAATGCAACGAGACGACGCGGCAACGGTTACGCCATCGCGCGTGATTTGACTCCGCGCCTTTTTCCAGTCGCCAGCCTGAAGCCGCTCGGCCGCGAAACCCGCCGTCACCCGGCCGCACAGGTGAAGAAACTCGCCGCGAGCCTCGATCGGTTCGGCTTTGTCCTGCCGGTTGTAATCGACGCCGACCAGCGCGTCGTCGCGGGGTGGGCGCTGATTCTCGCGGCGCTGCAGTTGGGCTTGGCCGACGTACCGGCGATCTCGATCACCGATCTGCCGGAAGCCGAACTGCGGGTGCTGCGCCTGGCGCTTAATCGCATGAGTGAGGATGCGAACTGGGATCGCGCGGCGCTCGCGCTCGAATTCGGCGACATCGTCACGCTGGCGCCGAGTATCGAACTCGAACTCACAGGCTTCGAGATCGGCGAGATCGATCTCGGTCAGGCTGAGGCTGAGGCCGAGCGCGCGACGTCGGCCTTCGATGTCGTCCCCGCCCCGGTAAGCCGAACGGGCGATCTGTGGCTTCTCGGCCCCCATCGCGTGCTCTGCGGTGATGCGCGCGCCGCCGAGAGCTACGCGAAAGTGTTGAACGCCGGCACGGCCGACATGGTGTTCGCCACGCTGCCGGCGGATGAGGGCTTTTCCGGCGGACCCGCGCGGGCCGATCTGGCTACCTTCTTAGAGACGTGCCTCCGCCACGCCGCCTCGTCGTCGACGAACGGCGCCACTCACTTTGTGAGCGTTAAATGGCGCTGCATGGGCGAAATGCTCGCCGCCAGCGCGGAGGTCTACGGCCAGCTTGCCGACCTCCTCATCATCGAGGCACGCAAAACGGACATGCGAGGCGTGCACCGGAGTGATGAACTCATCTTTGTCTACAAGACGAACGGTGCACCGGCGAGGCTTTCACCGTCGGGCGGCCGGGGCCGCACTCCTGATGACCGGCGCGCGCGCACGATGTTCGTCCGCGATGCGGGTAGCGGTCATCCGATGCCGAAGTCGGTCGCGATGATCGCGGACCTGATGGACGCGTATTCAAAACGCCTTGCGGTGGTGCTCGACCCGTTCGGGCAAGCCGGCGCGACCCTCATGGCGGCGGAACATACCGGCCGGCTCGCGCGCGTGATCGAGCCCAATCCGGGCTTCGTTGATTCCATCGTCGTGCGTTGGCAGCAGCTCACCGGTGCGACGGCAGTGAACGAGGCGACCGGCGTGCCGTTCAACGGCGGTCCACACGCGCCGTCGGCGACTATTCAATAAGGGTGTACGCGATGGCCAAAAAGCGCAAACCAAAGTCGCTCGAGAGCGGCCGCGACTACGAGGTTGGGTACGGAAAGCCGCCGCGTCACGGCCAGTTCCAGCCGGGCGAGTCGGGCAACCCCGCCGGCAGACCGCGCGGTTTGAACAACTTCATCACCGACTTGCGCCGCGCCCTGGGCGTGCCAGTCAAGGTGAAGGTGGGCGATCGCTGGCGCAAAATGTCGACGCAGGAAGCCGCGCTGATGTTGCTGCGCGAGACCGCCCTGCAGAAGGGCGCTCGTGCCCTCGAACGCTTTCTCGAGCTCGCGTGCCGGCTCAACAACGAACCGGCACCGGCCGAGGAAACGCCCTTGTCAGTAAAGGATGAAGCGATTCTCGCGGGCTATATCGAAAGAGCTGCCCGCAAGAAATCGTCACAACGCCTCTCGTCCAATTCGCGACGCCTGCTTCCGCGTCGTCCAACAAAGGAACCGCGCTCATGAAAAAGGGTCAGGCACGTCGCGCGTTGGTAACGACGCTGCAGCGCGACCTGTTGTCGTTCGTCATCAAGTGCTTCTCGACGGTCGACCCGGCGACGACATTTCTGTACAATTGGCACCTGGCCGCAATCGTCTATCAGCTCATGCTGGTATACCGGGGCGAGACCATCCGGCTGCTTGTCAACCAGCCGCCGCGTTCGCTCAAGTCTCTCATTATTTCGGTCGCCTTCGTCGCCTGGTGGCTGGGGCACGACCCGACCCGACGCATTATCGTGGTGAGCTATTCGAACGAGCTGGCCGCCGAGCTCCACCGCCAGTTCCGCATGATCGTCGACTCCGACTGGTACCGCGCATTATTTCCCAAGATGCGCATCGCCAAGGACACCGGCATCGAACTCGTCACCATGGCTGGCGGCGGCCGTTACGCCACGTCCGTCGGTGGCACGCTCATGGGACGTGGCGGCAACCTCATCATCGTCGACGATCCGCAGAAGCTCGAGGAGGTGATGTCGGAAGCGGTACGCAACCAAGCGATCAACTGGTTCCGCGAAACCGTCGTATCCCGCCTCAACGACCCAGAGCGCGGCGCGATCATCGTGGTCCAGCAACGCCTGCACCAGGACGACTTATCCGGCAATCTGCTCACCCAGGGCATCTGGGACCATTTCGTCCTGCCGGCCATTGCCGTCGAAGACAGCGAGATCCCGCTTGACGAGGACGAGGTCTTCCTTCGCCGCGGCGGGGATGTGCTCCACCCGGAGCGGCAAAGCCGGGCGGCGCTCGACCGCGCGAAGTTGGAAATGGGCAGCTTTGCCTTTGCCGCCCAATATCAGCAGCAACCTTTGCCCGTCGAAGGCAATCTCGTCCGCGCCGAGTGGTTCCCCCGCTACGACCGGCTTCCTGCGTGCGAGTCTGACGCTTTAGTTTATCAATCCTGGGACTTCGCCGGCACCATCGGTGCGGGCAGCGACTTTTCGGTGTGCATCACCGCGCAGGAGATAAATGGAGACCTCTATATTCGCGACGTCTTTCGCGGTCAGCTCGAATCGCCCGAGCTGCGCCGCATGATCGAGACGCTCGCTGTGCGGTCCCGTCCCTCGGCGATTCTCTTTGAAGAAGATGGCCTCGGAACTTCGCTGCTGCAGCTGTTCGCGCGCGAGCGGCCGGGCGGCATGCCGCGTCCGATCGGCCGCAAGCCGGAGGTGGGCAAGCTTGACCGCTTGCGCGCTGCCGCGATCAAAATCGAAGCGGGCCATGTATGGCTGCCGCGCGAAGCCCCCTGGATTGCAGGGTTTCTAGCGGAGGTCCTCGCCGCCCCCTACGGCAAGCATGACGATCAGGTCGATGCTCTCGCGCAGCTGGTGAATTGGGTGTTCACCCGCCCCGCCCCACCCGAGCTGCCAGAACTCGCGATCAGTTATATTCCTAACGACAACCGGTCCCCGTTTACGCTGCGGCCGCATCGCTGGGATCCATCGCGGTGGTGATGAATGCATCGCGCCACCCGACACTCGCGTTTCATTGGCATCACCGGATCGGCGCGGCGCGCTCGATCAGTTCGGCAAGGTCGGGCTCGTCGGGATCGAGCGGCTCGGCTCGAGCGCCGCGATGGGCTCGGGCCTGGCGGGCGCCGCGGCAGGCGCAGGCGTGGCTGAAGCCGCTGAGGCCGGAGACTGCACCGCCTAGTCCGTGCGGTGCGCCGCGGCCGGACGCCGCCACCTCGACATCGTGCACATTCACCACGAACTTGAGCGGCGCGCCCGACGCTAGCGAGTCAAGTTTGAGAAGCGACACGCCCGGCAGATGGCCAATTGAACGGCATCACACCTGTCCACTCCGAGGGGTGCACTCCAAGTCTCTGTCCCTTCCAGAATGCAGCGGCTACTTGCGTCTCGGCGGTTTCCGAAAACGCACGCCTTCCCCTCCGGCGTTATTATCGATGAATTCTATGCCGGCAGACTCGAACGCACGCCTTACGACCTCCAAAGTCGCCCGTCGAGGTTCGCTCGCTCCCGCCTCCAATTGCCTCACCGTGACAATGCCGACCCCTGCCTCGTCGGCCAAGTCCTGTTGCTTCCAATTGAGCAGTCCGCGCGCTGCCCTGCACTGCGCCGGTGTCACCATGGGGCACACATATGCCCACTTTTTTGAGTCGATCAATTCCGTCCAAAATGCCTTGACATGACAGAAACATCGTTTATAAATGCTAGTGTTCTCCATAGATGGAAGTAGCTAACCCAATGGGACACCAAGCTGCACACGACCGTCGCTCCTTCCTTGGCGGCTCGGACGCGCGGGTGATCATGGGGCAGGACGAGGCCGCCCTGGTGCGGCTGTGGCTCGAGAAGCGGGGCGAGGTCGAGCTGCAGGACCTATCGGCCAACTTGATTGTTCAGCTGGGGATTGTCACCGAACCGCTCAACCGGCTCTGGTATGAGCGCAATACCGGGAACGTCATCACCGACGTACAGCGCCGCATTCGCCACCCCGTGAACCGATGGATGGGCGCCACCCTCGACGGCATGGTCGCGGGCTCAGGCGCGGTGTTCGAAGCCAAATTCATGTTGCCGTGGTCGTTCTCGGAAGAGGCTGCGGCCGAGAAGCATGCCGCCCAAGTCCAGCACAACATGTGGGTCACCAACGCCAAGCTGGCGGCGCTCTCGATCATCACCGGGGGCGGCAAGTGGGTCGAGATCATGCTTCCGGCCGATCCCCTTTATCAGCACTTGCTCATAACCGCCGAGCGCAAGTTCTGGCGATGTGTGGAGAACGGAGAGCCCCCGCGCCTGTTCGGGATCGATCCGCCGCGCCCTCGGCTTGCGGCAGTGCGGATCGTCGACATGACGAGCTGCAACGCCTGGGCCGAGTTGGCGGCGATCTTCCGCGCCACCCGGCAATCCTTTCTCGACCATGAGAAATCCAAGGCCGAGCTCAAGGCCCTCATCCCAGAGGACGTGGCGGAAGCATCCGGGCATGGGGTGAAGGCCAAGCGCTCCAAATCAGGCGCAGTGAGCTTCGAGGTTATCGAGCCGGAGGACGGCGATGCATCGGTCAAGTGAGACAATCGGGGCAATTGCGGCAGCCCTTGCCAAGGCGCAAGCAGAGATGACCAACCCGGAAAAGTCGCTTGTCGCCACCATCCGCTCGCCGTTCCCGCGCGAGCCGGAGCGCACGTTTCGCTATGCCCCGCTCTCAAGTGGGCTCGACGTCATACGCAAGACGCTTGGCCGGCACGAGATCGCGGCCGTGCAGTCGACCGAGATCGACAAGGAGGCCGGCCTCATCCGGCTGACCACGATTCTCGCCCACGCCTCGGGCGAATGGCTTGCCTCCGACTGGCCGGTGTGCGCCCTCGCCGATACGGCTGCCCCGCACCGAATGGGCGCCGCCCTCACCTATGCAAGACGTTATGCCCTCTTCACGTTGGTTGGCATTGCGGGTGAGGACGATCTTGATGCGCCCGATCTGATCGGACGCGGAAGTCCATCAGCCGCCGGCGATGGCCATCAGCATTCTGACGAGGCTCTTAATCCGGAATCTTCTTCCCTCGCCTCCATCAGCCGTCGCAGAGCGTCCCGCCCTAGTGCGCCGCGCGCGACTGCGCTCCCCGCCTCGCCACGCCTGCGTGACCAACTTTCGATCGTGCTGCGCGATGAGCTCCTGC